CCAGCGCCACTTCCGGCGTCGGCGAGCGCCGGTTGGAGGCCAGATACACATCGCCATCGGCCGGCAGCGTGACGATGGCCGTCTGAGCGCCAAGCGCATCGATGGCCGTCACGTTGCGGCCAGCGACCACATAGAGATAATCATCCGTCGCCAGAAAGGCGCGCACGCCCGTCACGCCGGAAGCCGTCCCCGTTGCCGAGACCGTGGTCCACACGTCAAGGCCTGACATGGCATAGACCGTCAGAGGCGCTTTGGCGTCGTCGCCGGTCTGCTCGGCATAGCAGTTCACCAGCCGTGCCGAGCCTTCCATCTTGAAACGGGCGTTGTTGGTCTGCGTGGCGATGGAAACGGGGACGATTGGCATCAGTAATAGGTTGCCCTGATCGGTTTTCCGGTCCGGCCTCGGGCGCAATGCCGTCTCAGCCGCTTCAGCAGGTCTTCTTCCCGTGCCTTCATCTCGTCGATGCTCTGGGCAAAGCCGAACGCGGTCATGCAGCGGTTTGCGATCAGATCGACAAGCATCATGAAAACGGCTGTCGGGATCGCCGTACTCGTCCAGTACGCGAGACCCAAGTCCTCATAATACGAGTAGCAGTCACGATATTTGCCGGTCACAAAAGCGGAATCGGCGGCAGACGGCGTGTCTATCGCATTCACGATGCCAAGGTCACGCAGGACGGCTGTCGCCAACTCCGCTTCTGTCTTAGTCATTATTGTCTACCTCACAGGCAGTAATAGATCAGGTAGACGCCGAACGTACCGGCTGCGAACGTGCCTGCGGCGGCGTTGGCTTCCAACTGCACCTTGGTCTGCTCCGAGAAGTAGAGCGGGTCAGGAAACACCATCCAGCGGAAGGATTTCCCGGCCTCGTAGACTTCCGCCGTGCCATCGCCCGTCAGGACTCCGGTATTGCAGAAACCTGTTGCCGATGCCGAGGCGGCCGCGTTGGTATAGGTCACGCCGGTTTCTGGATCGGTGTATGTCGTGGACGATCCGGCAGCAGCCCAGCCAACATCGATGTCGATGGCCTCCGTGCCGGTATCGATGTCATCGACGGCAATCCAGCCGCCGACAACCACGGAGTTTTTCGGCAGATAGCCCAGTTCCCAGATGTCGCCATCCTCGACCTGTGCGGCGATTTCGTATTTGCGATGCCACAGCTTGACGTTCTTGGCCAATCCATGGGTTGCGCCAACAGTCATAAGGCTGTTGGTTAAAGTTTCAGCAGTCATTGATCAGACCTCCTTATGCGTCAGCCGCAGCGGCGAAATAGCCGGTGACAACACCATGATCCTTCGTATCGTCGGTGTCAGAAACGCCCGCTCCAAAGCGCATTTTTTCGATCTTGTACCACTGGGTAATGCCAAGACCGACCGCGCGCTTGTAGTCGAACATCTCTTCGACCGTCTCAGGCCGCTTGGCCCATGCCATGCCAATGGCCTGCGCACCGCACAGATAGCAGGGCCGCACGACGGCAGACGAGTTGCCGACCGCACCGAGCGAAGGAATGTCTTCGATCTCGTAGATGTAGACATTTTCCCAGACGTAATCGGCACCCGTGAACAGGGGATTATCCATGCCACGGTTGCGGGCTTCGCGGTTGGCCGCCACGAACGTCGTATGCGCAGCCAGATCGCGCACCATCTGCGTTGGCGCAAACAGCACATAGCCATCGCTGGACCCTATCGACGACTTGGCCCGGATCGGGCGCACCTTCGGGCTTGCCGTTTTGGCCATGCGCTTCATCAGCGAAATGGCATCAGGGGTTAGCTTGTCGGTTGTCGTGTCCACATTGAGCAGCGAAGCGGAATGGTCGTTGCTCGAATTGTTGGACTTCGCAGCGCCGAACAGAACGCGGTCTGCGTTATCGACAAGCCAGGCATCCTTCTGGCCTTCAGAAGCCGACGCATAGGCCACGCCGTTGATCGACCCGAGCGCGCTGATGATATTGTCGCGGTCGAGTTCCATGTTCCAGTCCATCAGAACATCGCGATGGGCCTGGCGAAGATCGATGGCCGTTTTCTGGGCCTCGAACTTCTTGAACTTGACGGCATGGTCATAGGCGCGAACACGCACCTGAAACGAACGCAGGTCAACGGCTTCTTCGTTGCCTTCGAGCGCTTCATTGGCATCCTTTGCCGAACCCGAGAGCTTGTTGACGAGCGTGAACGTCACGCTGTCGCCGGGCTTCTTGGTCAGGTCTTCCTGGAGCTGGATCATCTTTGACGATCCAGTGCCCATGAACTGCTTGAACCAGTTCTGGTTCAAGTATTCGCGGAAGTATTTATCGTCCCACTGCTGGACGGTTAAGCCAGATGGGACATAGGTCTCAGCCATGTCTTTAGCCTCCTAAGATATCATCCAATGAGGCAGACCCAGGCGCGAATTGACCCCTTGAATTGCGGGGCTGTGCGCTCGTGGTTCCTGCCAACGATTTAGGGGGCGCAATAGCGGGTTGAGTTGGAACGGGCTGGCCTTGTCCTTGGCCCATCTCAGCCATCAGCTCCTCACGGAGCCTGGCCTTGTAGGCGTCAGGATCACTGCCAACCTCTTTCAGAAACCGGATTTTGCGGCCTTCCTGATACGCAAACGCGGCCGGGTTGGGGTGATTGAGAACCGCTCTGTGCAATCCAGCATCACGCTGGGCAGCAGCAACGAACTCCGCAACCACCTCGTCAAAATCCTTGTTCTGGGACCGGACGATCTCGGTCGAGAGGGCAACTCTCGTCTCGTACATCTGCCGGGCAAATTCGTTGCGCTGATACGCCATCGCCCCTTCAGGATCTTCCCAGGGATTAGGGGGAGCCTGCTGAGGTTCTGGCTGCTGTGGCGGCGGCTGCATGGTCTGCTGCAACCTCTGCTCCAGCTCAGTGAAACGGCGTTCGAACTCTTGACGCTTCTTGCGCTCATCTTCGAGGGCGCGTCGTGGCACAAGTGGACCTTGGTCCTTCCCAACAGGATCGAGCTCAGCCGGCGGCGCTGGCTCTTCAGGGGTTACGCCCGTTTCGACTTCCGGCTCTGTCACAGGCTCTAAAGGTTGCGCTTGCGGCTCAACCGGCTTTGCCTCGACAGGTTCGGAAACCTTGCCGTCGAAAATGGAATCCAGATCCTCTGTTGCCATGTAATCCCTCATGATCGCCCGTTCGTCGGCGGCACGTTTTTGACTTCAATCGCCCGGTTCCCGGCGGCGGTACTGTTACTGAAAGCTGGTTTGCTGCGGTGGCGTCGGCGCCTGTTGCGGCACGGCCTGTCCCGGCTCCACGATCTGCGGTTTGACAATCGAACCCGTCTGCGCGTCCGTCTGATCGGCCTTCGCCAGAGTTGCGATGGTTTCGGCCCTGAGCTTTTCGATCTTGGCCTTGAACTCCTCGATCTCGAGCTGAGCACGCTGCGCCTGAAGCGCTGCAACTTCCGGGTTGCCGCCCTGCGCCTTCTTCAGTTCCTCGAGCAACTCCCGCTTATTGCGCAGGTTCGATGCCTTGATATAGACCTCCGGCGGGAACACCACGGACGGCGCCAGCTTTGTCAGCGCCTGGAATTGCTCGTCCAGCATGTTCGCAACGTCGGGAACCTGCTCAATCGTAATGTCCATGCCCATTTCAGCCGGCACGTTTTCCATGCGCACGATCTGATTGAGCGCCTGCGCCTGATAGGGATCGGCTTCAGCCTGTGCCAGAACAGCCTGAGCCTGCTCGACAGGGACGCCCTGCTTCTCGAACCGCTTCATGGCGTCTTCGCGCATCGTCACCGGCCGGTTGAGACCGACGAACTTGACGTTGTCCTCGTTGTCGGTGACACGCACCCACCATTCCGCCTTCTTGTACTGACGGATGAGAGACCAAATCGCCCTGAACACGCGCTGCTTGAGCTGGATATGCCGATCGATCAGCGGCGACATTTCCGTTTGCCCGCCCTGCTGATTGGCGAGAATGGCGCGGCCTGACGGGTCGCCGTTCTGTTTGCCCATCAGCGCCGCGTTCGGACCCTGGCTTTGCATGTGCTGGATGGCCTGCGCCATCATTTCCATGTTGCCCTGGATCTGCTGCGATGTGTCGATGACCTCGAACTGATAGCCGGGATTTATCTCGATATGGCCATCAGGCTTGGCCATCTCCATTTTCATCAGCTCCACATCGTCAACCGCACCGCGTTCGGCTTTGGTCTGGCGCTGTGTCAGAAGGTGCAGAGACTTGGACCGGCGCTTGTTGACCTCATCCTGGGGCGAGATCATCGCGCGGATTTCGCCGTAGCGGTTGTTGTCGCGGTCCACATAAGCCGACTGCAAGAACAGCGGGCAGAAACTCATCCCCTTCTCATCGCGGAAGGGAACAGGGCCGCCTTCGAGCTTTCCGCCCTTGGTGAAGATGCACCAGTTCCACTCGGCCCCGTCCTTGTAGTACATCTGGATGATCTTTACGCGCTTGCGGCGCGAGCCCGTGCTCCAGACCTTCCACTTTGGCCGGTCGTCGTGCGTCGTGTTGAGATCGCCCGACACCGTGGCATCGATTACGCTTTCCATGCCCGGCCATTGCGCCTTGGCCTGGTCGGCATCCATCCAGGTGACGCCACCGACATATTGCGCATCCGAGAAATCAGCCTTGCGGGCGTGCGGATCGTAGAACAGCCGGTCCCAGGGCCATTGTACGGCGCCGATCTCCGAGGTTTGCGGATCGATCGTCAGTTCAAGCCCGCCGTAGCCTTCAACGATGATGTTTTCCCAGACCTGCGAGAACATCGAATCGAGGTCGTTGACTTCCTCGACATAGCGTAGCGCATCGGTTGCCGCTTCAGACGCCTCCTCGTCCTGCGGCGTGCGCGGCAATGCCTTGGGATCGGTGCGGCTGTTGATCTCAAGCCCGAGCAGGTAATTGACCTTGGAGCGGATGACGTTGAACACGACATCGGGCTGCCCCCGGTCGGAAAGCTCCTTGCGCTCCTCGCTGGTTAGCTGCTTGTTGTCGAAATAATCCCGGTCACGCTCAGCCAGCTTGTTCGACGTGTCGGTCGTCTCTTCCCATTCCTCGACCTGGGCAACGTGCAGCGCGAGGTCAAATTCGGGTGCCTCTTCCGCTAGGCCGTCTTCCATGACTGCCCTTGGGTTAGTCCCGCTCTGTGCCGCTTCTCGAATGCCAGTCGCCATTTGCTCTTTTCTTGCTTGGGCTGCGCTGGTGCGCGCCCGCCTACCATCGTATCCATCAACCGGCCAACGAGGCCCAACGCGTCGATCTGGTCATCGTGCTTTCCCGCCGGGAACGCCGTCATTTCCGCCAGCAGATCCGCAACCCAGGATGCGTTGTGCGGCAGGTAAACCTTGCCCATCGCGGCGCGGGCCTGGAACGCGCGGCATCGCGTCGGCTTGTCAGCAACCGATGTCATCTGCTCGCGCCGACAGTAGACCTTGCGTTCCCGCATCCTCTTATCGAGAAACGGCCCGATACTCTTGATGATCTGGCCTTGCTCCTCAGCCCAGTTCAGCGGCTTGTGCCGGGCGACCAGATCAATGAACGTCTCGACCCAGATGTGGCTTTCGGCCTGTGCCCGCCAGATGTCCAAAACGTAGATGTTGTCATCAGGATCAACGCCGATCACCGCATGAACCGTGTAGTCTCCGCCCTTGGCCGTCACCGCATAATCTGATGCGCCGTAAATGCGCAGATGCGTGGGCGTCTTGTCGTACCAGCGGAACCAGTCCCGCTTGAAGTATTCGCCTTCTTCCGGCGTCGGCTGCTGCTGATAGAGCGCCGACCAGTAGCGCGGAAAGGTGTTGCGCCTGATGTTCTCAAGCGTTTCGATCGGGTAGGACTGAGGCCACAGCGCCTCGCCATCCGAGTTGATGGCTGGCAACTCGACAACGTCCCACTTATCGCCGCCTGCTGCCTGCTGCTCTAGCAAGGCCCCGGTCAGATCGTCCTCGTGCATCCGGTGATTGATGAGCACGATTGCGCCGCCGGGCTGCAAACGGTTGTAGACCGTACCCGTGTACCAGTTGAGGACGTTCTTACGCGTCGTCTCGGACTCAGCGTCCGCCATCGAGGCGTAGGGGTCGTCAATCAGGAAGATGTCCGCGCCGCGCCCGATCACCGCGCCACCGACACCGACAGCGTAATAGATGCCCCCTGCCGAGGTATTCCACTTGCCCTTGGCTTGGCTGTCTTCAGCAAGGGCCGTATTGGGGAACAGGTTCTTGTAATCCTGCGATCCGATGATGTTGCGAACGTCTCTGCCAAAGTCTTCAGCCAAGCCGCTTGTGGCCGACGCACTGATGAACTGAAGGTCGGGCCGCCAACCAAGCGCCAGGGCCGGAAACCTCTTGCTGGCCAGCTCTGACTTACCATGCCGGGGCGGAAGCAGAAGCATCAGCCTCTTACACTCGCCCTTGATCACGCGCTCTAGGTGGTGGGCAACCTTCTTGTGGTGCTCTGCCGTGCGGTAGCGCGGGAACGTAAACTCCGTGAAGTCAATTAGGTTTTCCGTTGCCCGTTTCCGGCGCAGCAGTTCCGCTGCTATCTCTTCGAG